GATTCATTAAATTATGAGTATGATGTGCCCTGGCTAAGTTATCCTGGCAACTCTAAAATTAGACCATCCCACATTATTAGCGATTCGATAGTTTCTCAAATAAGTTCTGGAAAAATGTTGTCTAGAATTAAGACAATCAAAGACATAGAAAATCTGATTGTTAAGCGATTAACAATTAGAGATCTTTTGATCATGGCACTAACTTGTGCCGATAGGTACGGTACCCCGAACATCAATGTTCTGGAAAGAATTGATAAGTTCTTGATGGCCCTTGGTAACACAAGAGTAATGCCTGCTTTTAGAAAGACCACTCCAATTGGAGATTTCTGGGTGGATTTCACGGATCAGATTGAAGGGGTTATTAAAGAAACTGTAGAAAAAGCGATAGTCGAGTTCTTTAAGCAAACCTTGGTGATGATAGCTTCTTGCAACATTGAAGGAGTTGGGAAGCAATTTAAAAAAGGCACAGCCGATCTTGGAAACTTTTTAACAAACAAAGACGGCGCTCTTCTAAAGTTTGCTGATGATGTTTTAACCAAGTCTCTACAGAAAACACCTAATTCTCAAAATTTACTTAGAACTAAGAATGAGTTGGAAAGAATAGCTAAAATTGTTACCACAAATACAACTCCGCTAGAATTAAGAGAATGTCTCCAAGGAAACGCAAGCGACGCTGTGATCGCTGCGATAGCGGAAGGGCTTGGTAGGGAACTTGGCTTTAACGCCGAGAAGTCTGCTGTTGAATCATCTTTAAAGCAAATGGGCAGAGAGGATTGTGATTTAGCACTATTAGATGAAAGAATTGAGGAATATGCACTAGAGACAGCAGATACTAGCACGGAGCTTTGTGCGGACTTCAAAAGGCAACTTAAAGAAAAATATTCAAACTATGATGATAATTTACTAGAAGAAATTATTGGCAGCTTGCCGGATAAGGACCCAGAAACTGCACTTGCGTTCGATCCGGAATTCGCTTTGCAACCTTGCGAGCTTTTAAAAATCCCTGACCCTGCTGGTGATTTTATGAACCAGAGCGCATACGAAAGTGCGTTTACCAGCGTGAAGACTAAATTTACTTTTGAATTAAATGCTTTTCCAATTTTCCTACTTGATTCGGGCGCTGTAAGAAAGCTAAATATTAAAACTGATTTGGTCGAAATTGATGATGGCACGTTTATGCCAACCATGACTTCTAACAAGGGGGCGCTTGAAGATAACAGCTTGGGGCTATTGAAGGAATACAAAAAACTTCTTGATGACGACACCCGCGCTTTAGTACAGGTTGTCTCTAGCGATTCTAGGCAGGATGTAAAATACAACGCAGCTAATCCTAAAGCTACAACTCTTCTGATGGAAAATCCTAATATTCCTCCTGTTCTTCTAAAAATTCTTGAAGACCTAGCTGCTGAAGAACCTGATGCAGTGGCAAACTTGTCTTTGAAAAAGAAGGTCAATTCTCAAGATTTGAAAAATTCTAATATTGTTGATGGCTTAGAGTATGATAAAGAGATTATACTTAGGAACAAGGTTTATGCTAATCTTTCTCCTGTAGGTATTAGCCAACAGCTTATTTCTGTAACAGGATTGCAATCTATAGAAATAGACAATCTTAAAGAGACACTTTCTCTTAGAATTTCTAGCCCACCTCCTAATAAACAACTAGAATCTGCAATCAAATCATTCGATAAAGATTTTAAATATCCTAACGTGTTGGCTGCATCTTTTGGCTTGATAGAGAACGCTCAACCGACTTCGCAGGCGGAAAGATTTTCACAAGTAGCGACAAAGGGATGGAAAGATATTTTAGGCAAGATTGACGATAGCTACACGTCGGCATTTAGGACCGCCATGCGCATTCACTACCCTGTTGCGGTAGATGCTTTCGCTGGCAGATTTTCTAAAAAAGCTAAGTATTCTCCGTTTTTAATGTCAGATAAGCTAACCACTATGAGTATCTTCGATGACCCTCTATGTCCGACAAAACAAGTTGACTTGTTGGATCTCGCCGCATTAACTGCGTCGATGGAGACAATTAGAAAAAACTTTATATGCCAAGGCATGGATGAACAAGAGGCACTGCAAAGAGCAATTCAGGCGGGTTTGACTATAACATTTATGAGGGTGCTAATCTATGAGAAGTTCTTACCATCAATTTTTTACTTCTCTGAGGTGGGGATGGACAACGTTAATAAAGAAATTTATATGGCATTTATATTCAGCCTGTTCTGTGCTGAGATTGATGGCGGCGGGGACGATATACTAGGGATTATGGCACAAGCCTCTCGCGATCTTCTTTCCGAAGAAGAAGCAATTGACCTTTCGAACACTGATGCGCTGAAGCTTTTGTTAGAAAAAACTCTTTACGAAGTTAGCGACAAAGTTAAAGAAAATATACAGACAACCTCCGAATTAGATGTAAACGCAGAAAAGTTTGGAGAAGTTAGCGATGTGTTATTAAGGAGGATATTGGACACTCCAGTAATTGCAACCTATGGGCCTGTGCAAGATGACTTAAAAAACAAACCTCTTACGGACGAGACGTTAAAGCTTCAAGGACGCACAGTATATCCAGAGATACTTAACGTGCCTACTTTTATGAGTGTGTACGAGGACACAGCCAACCAGGCGCTGGACACTGCGAGATACTTAGCATATACATATAACGGAAAGAAAAACGATGATTTGATAGGGATCTTACAACAAGCATCCAAAGATAAGACAATTGATTTAAGCTCTCTAGATGCAGCAATCGCTTTAGCAGATGGAGCGGTGCCTCCTGAGCTTTTTAATAACGAATCCGGCAAGCTTGTCTCTATAGAAAAGCAATTATTAAAAAACGATATTGACAAAAAATATTTTAAAGAAGGCGGCTTTCTTCTAGAACAGTTCATAGAAGTTCAAACAAAGAAAGGGTTTAGTCTAAAAGACATTACTAAAGACACGCAGGTTAAAAAGATTAACTTTAACTTAAACCCCCTATTCTCAAATGTATCCGCTGAAGACGCCTTGGCAGAAGGGGTATATGGTGAAATTAGTGAAGAATCATTTGATTATGTTGATGACTTCTTAGAACTTGCTGGTTCCACTCCGTTGCTGAGCGGCTACGTTGGCCTTGATGACTTTTATTCTCTGACAACAATTACACAAAATATAAATGAAGGATTTTCGGAACTTTCTCAAATCGATAAAGATCTTCATAATATGCTAGAAGAATGGAAGCAATTTAGGTACAGACCAACAGCTATACCAAAACAAGTTTTAGATCTCAACCAAGAATCGGAGATCTTTAAAAACATAAACTCTATAGATGAAAGTGGAAATATAAATGTTTTTAAAAGCATAAACAGTATTGATGATATTGCTAATACAAACGGTAATTCGCATGTTCCCATTGGAGCACATAGGCTTGTAGCGCCAAACACTAGCAAGGCAAAGAAAGGAGCCAATTTTTCTTTTTATATTAGAGGCGATAGCTTAAACAGCGCAAAAAAATCAACAGTAAAATATACTCCAAATTCTTTGTTAAAGTTTGATGCTGATCTAGATGCTATTGATTGGGCTAAGTGGGAAACTCTTGACTTTGCGGATATTCCGGCAAAGCAGAGTGTGCTATATGATACGGTAGTCTCACTCTATCAAATTATGTTTAAAAAACAAGGCACGAACCTTGACGTCTTCAAAGCAGAATTAATGATGCGTGGATTTGTACCATACACGGGAGACACTCTGGACACAACAGAGCAAGGCGCTAGTCTCAGCGTTCAAGATAACAATGTTATTGTCGCCCCTGCGGGATATTCTGTAACAGACCCATACCTACTAAAAGCTTGGCTTAACGTTGGGTACATACACAAATATCTAAGATCTCTTAAATATCGTGTTGAGTATGAATCAAAATTTACCTGGGAAATTTGGGAAGACACTGACTACCAAGGTCAAGAAAAAATTATACTAGGAGGTGGGGATATTGATAATCCTACTTCTACTGACGACTGCTATGCTGTGTTTGGAAAAATTTATAGCAACCTGTCTAAACTTTTTGGTGATCAAGAAGAACAAAGATTCCACGTAAAGCAGCTAGAATACGATGCTGAAAACGAAAAATGGAGATTATCGTTTAAAAGCTCCGTAATTCCACGTCTTCTTCTTTACATGGAAAACCTATATCAAGAAGAACTAGGCCTGTTCCCAATCGAAAAAGATCTAATAGAGTACGTTAAAGATACTGATTTTTCTAATATAAACGAAGCATCTGAAAATATTCTTAGCTTCTTAAATCTACAATATGCCATACCGAAGCCGGAAGAAGGCACGTCGGAAATGGAGAATTGGCAAGCCATCTTCAACCCAGTCTATGTCACCGTTTCTCTACCTTTTGGTAAGTCTCTTGGCCTTAGCAACGCAGCCACTTTTGGTGAAATGAATAATAATTTCGTAGAGTTTGATGTTAATACTATGGCACAATCTTTTAAGGACGATGAACTAAAGTTTTCAGCGAACCTAGTAACTTCTTATAATCAAGTAGACGAAATTTTATTTAATCTTAACGCCGAAGAGCTTTATTGGCACTTTGATCATGTACTGAAAAATATTACTTTTTATGGACTGTTTACGGACAAGTCGGTGGGAGCTAACTGGACCAAGTGGGTTAGCTGTTTAAACGGGTACAATTATTATCCTTACGAACTTACTGAACGCGAAATAGACCCAACTGAGACCAAGGGAGATCCGGATAAATCAAAGATTGCTTGGAGACAATTTTCAAATCCCGATGTGGAGATAGAGTTTTTACATCAGGTCACTAAGAAGAATAAAAAAGATAAATATCTTAATTCAACCTCACTCCCTTTGCTTGACTACCAAGACAAAAATTATGATTTTGCCAAGAAAACATTTGGGGATGGAAAAACTACCAACTTACACATAAAGCCCTCATTGTTGTTTGGAAAGACCACCATCCATTATGACAATGGCGAATACAGCAATGAGCCGGAGGGGCATCCAAACGTAACTAATTTTCAATCATTTAATTGGTATACTGACCACGGAACTTATGGTCAGAACGTAAACGATGGCATCGACGATGACATTAGCGAGCACATGGCGAAAAGATATCATCCTGATTATTTGCATGAAGAAACAGCTAGAGTCGGCTTTAAAATTCTAAAGAGCGATGCAGGATCCAATGCTTTACCTGAAAAGAATGTTAACACGACGCCCTACACTCCCTCACAATATGCTAGAATTTGGGGTATCAAGGCAAAAAATTATTCACCTCTCCTTAATGAGTCTTATGGTAACATGAAGGACTGGGATCCTAATTGGGACGGCGGGTTCTTTGCGGGTGCAGGCGACGCCGGAAAAGCAATCTTGGAGGGTATAGGGAATATCTTCGGTCTAGGCGGCTTTACAGACTCAGAAAATCCAGGCCCTAGAAGCGTCCTCTGGTTTTTAAACGAATTTAAAGACATATGGACAGAGGACCATGGTAGAAGAAAGGCTACTCTAGATACTCTACTGATGAACATGAAATTTTATCTAAACCAAATAGAAAACTACGATACCCTACCCCAGAGTCACATGAACGATTGGACGGCTCTTTACGTTAGTGATGCCGTTGACAACATCATGCTAAATGGGCCGGATCTTGGACTTAAGTCAATTAGAATTGGTAGAACAACTCCGGTCGGCAAGCAGTACGAAATAAACTCGATGGGCAACTTAGATGGACTTGATGCTCGTGGCCTTGATTTTGATAATGAGATTGGAGATGTGATAAATAAATTTATGTCTAAACCAAATTATGACACTTTATATGGACAGGATTTTGAACTAGCAGAAGACGCGGAATACACGCCGATCATTAAAATTCCTTTAGTTAGACAAGGCATATCTGGACATAAAGCAGGATATGAAAACTTTAACTTCCCTATGGATAAATTTGCCGTCCACATGCAAGACTCGGCGTTCTTTGCTACGGGCAAATCAAAGAGCGCATATAACAATATGTATAATGCTAGATCCCTATACTTGTACAATTCGACTGCCAATACTTATGAAAGAATAGACGGACAACAAACGGTAGCGTATAAATTATTGAAGCACTGGTACGACAGAATTGAGGAGCTTCGTGACAAGAGAGCAAAAATACTAAATAACTTGAGAGATAAAATAATAAAGTTTATGCCCGCATCTCCACCTGGAGATTCTTATAAGGTGCAAGACGGAGACGCCGAAGTAACTTTCCCAGGGAGTGGATTTTTTGCAGACCAGCCGCATACGAACTACTTTAAACCTTTTAAAGCAGGAGTTAGGCTTAGCTATGTTCTCCCCGTTTCGGAAGAGTCAGAGGACGCGATACCTGCGGAAATGCCAATTCCAAAAGAAGTTTTGTCTAGCATGGTTCAAGCGCGCCGAGTTGAGGCTGGAACGCCTGGGAAATGGTACCCACCTCTTTACAGAAAGTCGTATGAGATAATTGAAAGGCAAGCTAGAGAAGTGAAGGTCGATGATGATGTAGAGGTGCAAATTACCAATAAACAAGTTTATAAAATTCCAATTGCTGAATCTAAAATTAAAATTAGTGAGATTTATGGAATTGAAGATCAAGAGCTACCAGTAGCATTCGCGCTACAGCTAGATGAAAACAATGATATAAAATACGATTATAACAAAGTTTACGAAGCTATTTTTAAACTTAAAGAAAAGCTATTAGAGAGCCCCGACTTCCAGGTTATGTTCAATTACTCTCTTCCTGTTGAAGACTTATCAACAATGAGCGCTCTGGCGACTTACAATACTGTGGTGGATAAAGCCAAGCCAGGTCTAGGACAAATGTTCGCTACAACTAAAAAAGATCTATTGAATACAATGCAAGCATTTAGCCTGCCTCTTAGCTATGATTCGGAAGCCTTAATTAGATCTTATGAAGAAGAATATGCTTTTACCACTACTGATCCGATTGACGAAACAGGAGTAGACGCAAAAGTTATTTTTGATGCAAGCCGGATGATTTTGAAAGCAGTGGCAGAAATTAGCGATCCAACAGTTGCAACAGCTAAGGCAATTAAAGATGTGACATACTTGGGTGTAAAATCAACAATAAAAGCTGGCGAAGCAGCATTTGGTGGAGACGCCTCATCGCTTTATGACAACAGTACTATGAGATACTGGAGAAGCTCAAAAGCGATGGCCCCAATTATTCTTTCATTGCTGCCGTATCCCATAATCCCGGCCCCGCTCTTGTTCAGCATGGGGATTGTCAAGCCATTTCATATTACGCCCCTTGGTATGGCTTATCTTGGCAATTCAATTTATGAACATATTGAGCCGCGTGATCAAACCCTTGCTGCTGGGTATCACTCTGATAAGGACTGTTAATAATAGTTTTATCAAACTATTTATTTTAAAGGAGCCATGTTATGCCTGGATACGGAGCAAAACTTCCATTAATAATTGATGCACAAGATGGACCATATTCTCTAGTACACGATTACGCGACGCTTATGCGGCAAAACCTAAAGATGCTTTTGCTTACTGCTCCTGGTGAGAGGATGATGATCCCTAGCTACGGCGTGGGATTAAGAAATTTTCTTTTTGAAAATAGGGGGCCTAATGTTAAAAACGATATTAGGGCAAAAATAAAAGAGCAAGTAAAAATTTACTTGCCATTTATAAAAATTTTGAGGATAGCGTTTTTCGATACAGAGGAAAACACTTTATCCTTAGAGGTCTCCTATGTTGTTGAGTCTTTGAATTTAAAAGACCTTGTAACAATAAATGTTGATTTGAACTAATTATTTTTGCTTGAGGAAACATAGCAATGGCAAAAAAAAATAATCCTATAAATTATACCAATAGAGACTTTGAATCGATAAAACAATCACTTGTAGAATATGCAAAAAGATATTATCCTACAAACTTCAAAGATTTTAACGAATCCTCATTTGGTTCTTTGATGCTTGACACCGTTGCATACGTAGGAGATATGCTCTCCTTTTATCTTGATTATCAAGTTAACGAATCCTTCATAGATAGTGCTGTTGATTATGATAATGTCGTTAGGCTAGCAAGGCAGCTTGGATACAAACTCGATAAGGCTTATACGTCTTCCGGACTTGTCTCTTTTTTCTTAGTGGTCCCAGCAAAGACTGTTGGTGGAGGTCCCGACACCGACTACATGCCAAAAATATTAAAGGGCAGCACGGTTAGAAGCCAAAATGGTTCCTCTTTTACTTTAGCGGACGATATAGATTTTTCCGATGATAATAATT